CTGGCGACCACCGCATTGCGCTGTGGGAACTGGTCAACGAGGGCAACGGCATGACGGTGGCATTCGCTACCGACATCGCTGGCCTCATCAAGTCCATCGACCCGACCACTCCGATTGAGGTCGGCGGCGTCGGGACCAACTCGGGAATCATTACCCTGGCCAATATCGACTGTGGTAGCTACCACTACTACACCGACTTCGGCCAGACCGGCTGGGGGTCAGAGCAGAGCGCGTGCGCTACCGCTGGCAAGCCCTGGCTGATGGGCGAGATGGGCAACAGCGGTTCTGGCACAACGCGCTCCAACGCGATTAACACGCTGGAAGGGCAGATATTCGCGGACTCCAACACAGGCGGGTTCGTGTACTGGCAGTACAGCGAGTTCGGTGGTGACCAGTTCAAGATCACCAGCAACACCGATCCTGCGCTGCCTGTGATCGACTCCTACCACCAGCCGTAAGGGGCAAGCGTGACACTTCGCTGGGCGGCGACCTACCCTGCCGTACACGCCATTCAGGCGCTTGACAGTACCGCTGGCGCTGTCTTTGCCAATGGCTTCATCATTCAGCAGGGTACGTCTGTTCCTGACTTCTCGACGGGCGCGACTCCGATAGCGAACTACAAGAGCTTCACGCAGTTTCGCAACGAAGTGGCGTCACACACCATTCACCCGCAGTTCGCGTGGGTAATGTACGACATCGAGAACTGGGCAGACACGCCGCCCAGCGAGGCACGCGATCCGTGGACGGCCATGCAGGGCTTCGGCCAGTACGCGCATGCCCACGGCTACAACGTCATCCAGACGCCCGCACGCGACCTCGGCAGCAACCCTAACTCGGTACACCCGAAGGGGCCTGGCGAGACGCTGGAAGACTGGTATCTGCGGACTCAGATAGCCGATGTTGCCGGTCGCTACTCAGACATGATCGACATTCAGGCTCAGGCGCTGCAAGCAGACGTGACGAGCTTCGCGGCCTTCGCCGCCAGCGCCCGCTCGCAGTCCCTCGGGGCCAATTCCTACGGCACCAACCTGGTCGGCGTCTCGACTGATCGCGGCACCGCGCAGCAAATGGCAGACGCGGCTAAGTCGGCCACCTTCGGCGGCTTCTGGCTCAACGTCCCAGGGCCGAATCCTGACTACCAGGAAGCGGTGGCGTTCCTGCGGCTCTACCTCGGCCTTTAGAGAATGATCACCAGCGTGACAACGAGGGCGATGAGCGTGAAGACCAGGCCGACGTAGACGCCCTCGGGTATAAACGGGCCGTGGAACTCTTGAATTTCCGCCGTCTTCATCCAATCAGCACCGACGATTGTATATTTCGGCAGACCTGATGTTGCAGATTTAAGCTGGCGCTGAGTCAGGTTCGGCTTCATGACCGCATCCACGCGCTTGTCGTGCTCTGTCATGTCTATGTAGCCGGCCGCGTGCGCTTCAGCCAGCTTCGCAATGGTCGCATCCCGCGAGTAGTCACTGACGAAGTTGTTCTCTTTCCCCACGCACTTTGTGCAGACGCGCTGAGCGCGATATTCGCCTAGCGTGTCGCCACCGCAATAGTAGCAGTCGTACTCCGGATACATCTTGCTCACCTTCTCGGACCCCTCTTCCTGTTCCGCTCTTTCGCGTAGCGCACGACCTCTCCCCGCTCCCACATTCTGAACTTGGACTTCGGGAAAGTCCAGGGCTTAGGGAAGTTCGGGTCGGACTTCATGAGCCGGTACATGTACTCCCGCGTGACTCCGAGGATGTCTTTCATCTCAAGCACGGTCACGAAGCCTTGCACCATGCGGCTCACTTCGCGGTCGTCGCTGATCATCGGCACTGGCATGGCTACCTCCCTTCACACACATTGTAGCAAAAGAGGCTTACATGAGTTGCCCTCCCCTGTACATGACTCCGGTCCCGATGGCTGACGTTAAGCGCGGCAGCGGGCCGCACGTTTCAGAGTTCATCGAAGGGTACTGCCGGGTGACCAAGGAATCGCTCGGTGGCCACGCTGGCGACAAGCTCAGGGTGCGCCCCTGGCAGGCCAGCGTAACCGGCGCGGTGTTCGCCAAGCGTAAGGACATGCGCTACCGGCACCGCGAGGCCATGATCGGCCTCCCCCGTAAGAACGGCAAGAGCGCCCTCGGTTCCAGCTACGGCCTGCACGGCCTTGTGATGGGTTCTGACGGCTCGGAAGTCTATTCCTGCGCTGCCGATAAGGACCAGGCCCGCATCGTCTTCGGCGTTGCTAAGAGGATGGTAGAGCTTGACGAAGAACTTAGTGGTATAATTAAACCGTACCGTGATGCATTGGAATATACCGCCACTGGTTCAATTTACAAAGTCCTTTCTTCTGAGGCTTTTACGAAAGAGGGTTTGAATCCCTCGGTCGTGATCTACGACGAACTGCATGCCGCGCCTACCGATGAGCTTTACAACGTAATGGCGCTGGCGCAGGGCACCAGGATTAACCCGCTCCTGATCGTCATTACCACGGCTGGCGTAATGAGTGACCAGACTGGCTTTGACTCGATCTGCTACCGCATGTACCAGCGCGGCGTGAAGATTGCCAAGGGCGAAGTCGAAGACCCGACGTTCTTCATGGCCTGGTGGGGTGCTCCGGAAGGGGCGAACCATAAGGACCCGAAGGTATGGGCCGCTGCCAATCCTGGCTTTGATGACCTGATCGACCCTGACGACTTCACGTCGGTCCTCGGCAGGGTTCACGAGAACGAGTTCCGCACCAAGAGGCTGAACCAGTGGGTTAGCTCGACCGAGGCATGGCTACCGGCTGGGAGTTGGGATGAGTGCCTGAATGCTGATCGTGATTTCTGTCCTACTGCTCGTGGCGTTGTGCTCGGCTTTGATGGTAGTCGTTCTGGCGACTGTACAGCTTTGGTTGCTGTCTCGGTTGACTCTACGCCGCAAGTTCGAGTGCTCGGGTTGTGGGAGAAGCCACAAGGTAAAGCTGACCATGACTGGCGCGTGCCCAGGGGCGAAGTCAAGGATGCTGTCCGACAAGCGTGTCGGGACTACGTGGTCCGCGAAATCGCTTGGGACGAATTCCTCTGGCTCGACGCGGCAGAAGAGTTGGAGGAAGAGGGACTCCCTGTGGTTGTTTTTCCTCAGACTCTCACACGAATGGGTCCTGCTACGCAGCGGTTCTACGAGCTTGTCACAAGACACCAAATCGAGCACGACGGGAACCCGTCTCTCGCCAGACACTTGTCTAACGCTCAACTCAAAACAGACACAAGAGGTTCTCGACTCACTAAGGACGCACGCAATTCGCCAAGGAAGATCGACCTCGCAGTTGCTGCGGTAATGGCCGCAGATCGCGCCGGATTCTGGCTGACTCAGCCAATGGAAGGCGTCGTTATCTGGGAAGATTATGAAGGACGCAAACATAGCAAACCTGTTTCTGAAGTGGGCTTCGTCTGGTGATCTGTCCCCAGTGCAACCAAGCCGACCTAAACGAGGTAAAAGCAAAATGGGTTTGCCCAAACTGTCACTTCATCCAGCCGTGCTGCGATCCGTAGCTTTCGTAAAACGAAAGATATCTACCGTTTATGGGAAACTACGTGCGGAGCGCCTTCTACTGGTTCAGCTTTCCGGGCTTGTGGTCGCCCTGGTTGGCGTCGGAATGTACAGCGTACCTATCGCTCTCATCCTCGGCGGCGTCATTCTGATAGTGGCCGTAGAAAGGCAACCATGAACGAGCACCCCAAGGGCCTAGGCAGCGCAGAAGATAGCTATGCCGAGATGGCAAGGCGCATCGAAGAGACAAAGCCAAAGGACACGCTCGGCTATTACTGGGTGAACACCCTGCGCGGGAACCAGCCTCGCTGCCAGAACTGCAACAGCATGCTGACCGCAGGACCTGGGACTACGGTGACGGAATCCGAGTGTCCTAAATGCCACATGAATCTTCGGGATAATGGGGCCGCGTGCCATACCGAGACCCGCTAGAACGGGCACGTCATTCTCGTGAGCGCCATCAGGAACGCTATCAGTTCCTGGCAGCTTACAAGCTCACGGTTGGTTGTTTGGATTGTGGTTATCGGCACCATGCTGCGGCGCTTGAATTTGACCATATTCCTGAACGCGGGCCTAAGCGGTTCACACTTACTCGCGGTGGCCTTGGGGTTGGCTGGCCTGCTCTTTTGCTAGAGCTTGAGAAATGTGAAGTCGTCTGCTCCAATTGTCATCACATAAGAACGGTGGTTCGAAGAGCGGATGTACCCTCCCTGGAATGCCCGTGACAGTGTGTACGGCGTAATTTACGAATGCCGTCGTTGCGGTGGTCCTCTCACCACTGACCTTCGTGCCAGGAAGCCGACTCAGAAAGAATGCCCAAGCTGCGGAGCCATATTGAAGTTTGAAGGGGAATAGTATAATATGAGCCTCTTCAACACCCGCTCTGCGCTGGAGAGCCGCGCTGGCCTGATTCCGAACCCGTTCGAGAATCCTGCCGTTCCGCTTTCTGCCCTTGGCCTTGACGACTTCAGTATCTACACGCGGCCTAGTGACGCTGGCCAGCCTGTGTCCATCGACACGTCTATGGCCATCCCCACTGTTCTACGTTGCGTGGCCCTGCTGTCCACCGTCGTTGCCGGTTGCCCCATGGTGGCCTACAAGATCGACCAGAACAGCCAGACCAAGACGCCGATCTATCCGCAGATCATCAGTCCCGGTAATGGCAACACGACCTATACCCAGTATGAGCTTTGGGAACTGACGGTCGCCCAGCTTTGCCTGTACGGCAATGTCTTCATCTTCAAGCTGCGGCCCCCTGGTATTGGCGACATCCCCGGTCCCATCATTGACCTGGTTCCCATTGACCCCCGCAGGGTCGCGGTCAAGATGTTCGAGGGCAACAAAATCTTCGAGGTCACGCGTCTTGACAAGAATGGCAATATGGACGCGACTCAGCCTCCGCTCATCTTCACCACGTTCGAGATTATGCACATTCCCGGTTTCGGCTACGACGGACTCATGGGCCTTTCTCCGATCCAGGCTTGCGCTCGCACGCTGGGCACCGCAATGGCGGCTGACAAGCTGGCTGCGAAGTTCTACAGCAAGGGCACTCAGCTTTCCGGCGTTGTGCAGGTAAAGGCTCCCCTGGCTTCTCAGAAGCAGGCCGACCAGATTCGCGCTCGGTGGCTGAAGTCTTCTGGTGGCGTGGACAACGCTGCCGAGGTCGCGGTGCTGGACTCTGAGACGACCTTCATGCCGCTGACCATTCCTCCCGAGCAGCTTCAGTTCCTGCAAGCCCGTCGCTGGCAGACCACAGAAATCGCCAGGATGTTCGGCATTCCCCCGCACCTTGTTGGTGATGTAGAGAAGTCCACATCGTGGGGAACGGGCATCGAGCAGCAGAACGTCGGCTTCGTTTCCTACACCATTTCTGCTTACACCAACAGAATCTCTCAGCGCGTTTCCCGTGAGATTATCCCGGTCTCTTCTCAGTTCGCTGAGTTCGACCTTTCGCAGCTTCTGCGTGGTTCGCAGGAAGAGCGCTTCAGGGCTTACTCCCACGCCATTACCGCAGGCTGGCTTACCAGGAACGAGGTCAGGCTGGTGGAGCACTACGAGCCTGTTGCCACGCTGGACGAGCCTATCCTCCCGCTCAACATGGCCACGCTGGACGAGCACACGAAGGCCCTTGAGGCTGCCGCTCAGCCTCCAGACCAAGGCGCACCCGACGCACCCGCAACCTCAACGGCAGGTAAAAGTAATGGGAATTGAGTACAGGATCGGTACGGCTGCTCCTGCGGCTAAGGCCGACAAGCTCACCGGCATGGCTGCGCCGTTTAACTCTACTACCATGATCGGAAAGGCCCCCTTCGGCTTCCGTGAGACGATTAAGCCAACGGCCTGGAATAACACAATTCGCAATGATGACCAGGTACTTCTTGACAATCATGACAGTTCCCGTCCATTGGCCCGTGTAAGTGCTGGTACAATGGAAGTGCATGCTGGTCGTCGTGGCGCTATGTGGGAAGCCACCCCCAACGACACCAGTTATGCACAAGACGTTGTAAAGAATGTACGCGCCAATAACTACGGCGGCTGCTCATTCTCTTTCGAAGTCGTCTCAGACACGTGGGACTACGAGACTGAAGACGAAATCCCCCTTCGTACTCTCAACGAGATTAACGTACGCGAGATTAGCGTCGTTACCTTCCCCGCCTATAGCGACACTACGGTGTCGATGCGTGACGTGCAGTCCGCAGGCTTGGATGCCTTTATTGCCTGGTACCAGCGCGAGCGATGGAATGACGGCGATTTCCCCCTTGAGACTAAGGGCGAGGTAAGGTCTGCCTCGTTTTATCTCAGGAGCTATGGC